GTCTAAGTTTGTAGCAGCAGAGTGTGTTCTCGGATCCTTATATTTACCCGAATTATAAAGTTCAAGAACCTCAACATCGCTTAAAGCTTTGTCCCATAAAGTGTGTTGTGCTAGAGTCACCGGTGCAGACCCAGAGACAGCCCTAGGGAAAAGGATAGATCCAACCGCTGCCACGCCGCCATTTAACGTTAAAGACGATTGCCCCAAGTCTTGGCCGTCTAGGTAAGCCTTGAAAGACGTAGTGCTCACAGATAAAAAATAATGATGATAAGCCGCTTGGTCATAAGAAGAACCAGTAATAGTTTGTGTTATCTGTCTTGTTGCACCGCCGGTTGCTTCTTTCAGCGTAGATTTTATTATCATACTACCGCCATTATTCAGCTGGTACTGAATTTTTGCGGTCATGGTATAGGGAGTTCCAGGGATACGCCATAAAACAAATGAAGTACCAGTGTAGGCCAACGCGCTTGTTTGTTTATACCACCACCCCATTGAAAATGCTGTTCCCGCAGAAATTGCGGGGGGAGTAACAGTGAAAGAATTATCAATCGTTGAGTTGGCGTTAACATCTTTGAAATCGAGAGCATTTTTTTGAGTCCCTTTGGGCAAAAAATGAAGTCTTAGTTCACCACCGACGGAGGTTTTTTTTATGGTAATGTTTTTTGTAACTTGGGGAAATGAAATAGAAGTCTCGGCCCTATCATTAATCGACACGGATGTTATGTGGGGCACACCAGCAACTTGGTATGATCCAACATTTCTAAGTCCTACTCCATATACATTTGATACTTGTTCTTTTAAAGCCATTTTCTACCTCTTGTTTCTTAAATAGTATGAAAGTCGTTGTTTCAAATCTTTATTTGGACTTTTGATCTTTCATTAATATGTATATCGACCATATAGATAAGGCGCAAACATATCTCTTTGTTGCATCGAGCCTTTCGTGTGGTCCTGCGGAACCTCTCCAAGATCAGTTGAATATTCGTTATCTGGATCTGTTAGGGCGTCATCTTGTAGATCGTCATAAGCTGTTGTTCCTGCAATGTAAGGCTGCTCTTCAACCATCCATTCAGAAATCTTGATCAAGGCTACTTTGATTGGATCATGAGACTCCGAATCCATTATTTGGCCCATCAAAGAACCATAGATGTTTCCACCTTCGATTGAATCATATTTAATAACACCGTGTTTTCTTAAGTATTCTAAAAGTCTAGAAGATGCGCCATAAACAGCATCAGACATAGTTTCTTTTGCAAACGCAACAACCTTTTTAGAAGTAGTCTGGATAACAATATCGATATCTTTATGATCTAAAACCATAAGATCTCCATTGAGAGCAGAGCGAAGGTTTAATTGTTTTTCAATTTTTTCTTTCTCAATTATCTTAATCTTAATAACTTGTTCTAATTCTGCCGTTGTATCGTCTTCATCTTCCGGTGATATTTTAATCTTTACGGTCATCTTTGGATACCTCCGCAATTAAGTCTTGGATATAGAAAATTTCCTCGACAATTTGCTCGTTTAAAGGAGCTTTCTTATAGTTGTCCAGCTTATCGTAAACTTTTTTAAAATTTTCAATATAAGGGTCGGTGCTACCTTCTACGATGCGCAGTTGGACGACGTTCTTGAGGCGGCCAATCTCTTCATTTAAAAAACTCTTCAAGCCCACACCATTGTCTGAAAATGAGACAATATAATTGGTCAACAAATCTTTTTGTTCTTTCTGAAGTGTTCTTTCATAAGCGTTGTTAAATTTACTGACGAATGTTTTGTACTCTAGATTATCCAAATGTTTCATTTCAGTGATTATTTTATCTTTCTTTCCTAGGAATTTAATCAAGTTGCTCTCAAGCATAATTCTTTTCTTGGCTGCAAGTTTTGTATCCTGAAAGAAGAGCCCCAATGACGCCATATTTTTGTAGCTTGGAACGAAGTTGGAAAACACTCCGTGTCCTAATTGTTTGTTAATCTTGTTAATCAAACTGGTCTGTTGATTAAAAACATCTTTTCGATCAAGACCGTGGAAGTCTTTTTTGGTTTCCTCAAGTAAACGGCGAGAAAATTCAGAATCTAGTTCTTTGCTTTCCAATAGAGAACTATACAGAGTTAATTCTTTTTTAAGAGTACTTCCTTTATAGAAAAACTCTTTCAAGATGCTCTTTGTGGTTAGTTGCGTTTGCTTGTCTTCTCGAACGATTGCTCTTGTTAATTCTTTTATTAGGCATTCGTAAAGAAAAGCGGTATTTCTTTTCTTATTATGTTTCATGTTTTTATCCTTTATTTTTTGTTTAAGAATCTTCGCCAAGCTCTCTGACTGACTTCTCAAACTCCTCGACAGACTTGCGTGATCTTCTAGCACGAGCCAGCAATTCCTCTGGGTCTTCCTGCTTCATCATTTCAAACCATGGGTCAACCCCGCTGGTGAAAGTCCAAAAGCCGTTTTCTTCACCCCAATATCCAATCTCTCTTATTGTATCTTGTATGACTGTCATGACTGTCATACCTTCATTTTCATTTAAAACTTTTCCAAGTTCTTCTTTAATGATTCTTTTTAGTGTTTCTTTTGTGATTTTCATTTTATTATCCCTTTTTAATTAATGATTCTAATAGCGACTTAATTTCGCCTTGAGCTTTAAATAGTCTATCTTCCTGTAAAGTGTCGGAGTTTTTCGCTTCAGTTACCCCTCTCGCTAATGAATCAAGCCCTCCAAACCCGACCTTTCCTGGGAAAATCTTACGAAGCGTTCCTATCTCTCCTGATGCTTGATTACTCATTTGTTTTTTTAAGCCACCTTTGCGATAGGTTAGTTTGTGTCTTTTGTATGGTCGTCGGCGCTTTGGTCGTGCATTGTCGTCACGTTTTCCAGGCGCAGTGGGCTCAGCCAACAATACATCATCGTCGTCTGCTGTCTCGTTATCTCCATCTGCACCTAACTCAACATCGCCTAGATCCTCTCCATCGAGGTCTAAATCTCCACCAAAGTCATCTCCACCAAGATCTAAACTCCCACCGCCAGCTTCTGGGGCGGAACCGACAGCTTCAAGAGAAGCAATGAACTTAGCATCAGAGTACATCTCTCGTTGCATCCGGATATATTCGTCTTCGGATAATCCAAGGAGATTCTCGGCAACCCATCGTCGTGAAAAATATCCATCCGTTGCTGCTCCTGCGATGTCGAACTTTGATTTCCAATGTTCGAGTTCTTGTAATTCTGCAATTTTACTTGGGTTGTTAAGTGATAGTTTAAAGCCAAGCAAGTCATCGCCACGGTAACCCATTGTATAAAGGTGTACAATTCCAATCTTCTCTAGCTCTGAAATAACAACACGCTGTAATCTCTGAATAGTTCTTGCAAATCGAATATCTTTCTGCGCTAGTGTTGTCTTGTCCTCAGTCGAGCCATCTCCCATTGAGAGATAGGATTGTGGAACTTTGAGAGCAGAGAACAATTTGTCTCGGAGATATTTAACATCTTCAATTTGGGCTGTGAATTGTCCACCGGGGAGGTTTGTTATTTCTGTTGAGGATTGTCCACCTCTAACTGGTATAAAATAATCTTCTTCAACTGATAAAGGGTTATAACGTAGATCAACCCGTCCAGTAGATGGATCAACAACTTGATGTCGTTTCATTTGAGTCATAACTTTTTGCATATAACCCTCAACATCTTGAGGTGCGATTCCGCCAACGTCAATCTTAAATACGCGTCGTTCAGGTGATCGTGTAATACGATAAGCCATCATTGCGTCTTCTAAAAGCGTCAATTGTCTCCATATACGTCTGGCCGGTTCTAAGACACTTGTTCCATATGGAGCATGCTTGTCATGACCAAGAACTCTGAAGTGTGCAATTTGCCAATTTTCTAAAGTTAACCCGCCTTGGTTCCACTGATATTGTACATAGTTTGCATTAGTTGGGTCCTCTCCCTCAAGTCTTTCAATCTCATCGGAAGGGAGCCCAATACAATTACGAATACCTAACTTTTCATCAATGTCGAGAAAAATAAATAGATCGCCATATTTACACATTGTCCGAGCCCAACCGAATAGATTGTGTTCAATGTTCATTATATCGTAGTACAACGAATTAAGAATATATTTAATCTCATCGTTCGGACATTTAATGTGTAGCATTGGAGTCAAGCTAGAGTGCGTGGTCATTTCGTCTGCGTAGATATCTAGGGACGATGCAACCTCGGGTGTATATTCCATTTGGTCAAAGTCAATATAGCGTTCACCCCGGTTACGATTTGAGATCGAATTGAGAGCAGTGATGTTCATCGGATTGTATTCTGATTTCTTAAACTGTTGGCCGGATGCCGACTTAAATCGTTTTGCATACATATCGAGATGTCGTCGACGTAATTGACGTCCGGACTGGGTTCTTCTCTGAACTAGTGGTCCGGATAGTAGTCTGGTTAATGATTTGAACAATGAAGTTTCATTGTTATTCGGGTTTCTGTCGTTACGGGCCATGTTCTATCCTTTATAAATCCATAAAAATTCTTTCATTTTTTTTAATTCTTCTTCATGTTTCTGACTAAAGCTCTCAGCATATCCATGTTGCCCCTTTATCTGGGTGTTCATAGTAGTTGTTGTTTTGCATAAACCATTCAGCATTGCTTTCTTATATTCAATATCTCTTTGGTTCTCCTGTAGTGCTGTGTCCCGGACCCAGCAGGCAATCGCCAAAGACATCACTAGGTCATCATTGTATGATCGCATTGCTTGAGGTTTCCCATTGTGCCAGATAAAAGTCTTTAACTCATGAAACAATCTATTAGAATTTAACCTAATTAGTTTGTTTCTTATGTACTCTTCTAGTTTGGCAACAATTAAAGGCCTGGTTTTAGT